ATCGATAGCGGTCAGGACATAGAGCGACTTGTCCGCTCGGGAAGAGTGTCCGGTGCCTTTGTATCGGACGGCGACGACACAAATCTCGCTCCCACCAGTTCCGGAGATAAGCCTCTTCACTTCATTTTTGATTTCGTCGGCGGTCATACTTTCTCCATGTGACACATTCAACGGCGATTGTTAAAGCGCAGTCAGGTCAAGGTCAATAGGGTTCTTGTTCTTCTTCGGATAGGGATTTCTGAACCGCAGCTTCAGTAGCGACTTGGCCGTAACCGGGATCGCATTCTTCCAAGCGTTGAAGACTTCAATCTGGTCGGCTTCGTCCGGGTCTTTGCCATGCGGCAGGATCGCGATCTTCACTTCCAGCCCGACGCGCTTCCACAGGACTTCGGCGGCGTCGAGCGCAGCCGACAGAGCTTCATGCTCGCCGTCCCACATGAGCGTCACACGCTTCAGACCGCCCTTCTTCAGCGCGATGAACTTGCCGAGCTGGTCTTCGTGCCCATCGAGACTGACGGACAGGTGTTTGCCGAAGGTGCCTATCGGAACGATGCCGCGCATTTCATCGAAGCGGTCGATCACACGCTTGGTCGCGGCCACGTCGAACGGGCCTTCGTTGACGATCACTTCAGCGGCGGCGACGGCGTAGGCGTTGTGACCGTTGTAGAGATAGCGGCCAGTGCCGGGGAGCGTCGCCGGGAACAGGTAGCGGATTTCCGCCGTGCCGGTCACGTCGCGCGCTTGGAAGGTTCTAAGCTTGCCATACAAATCGTAGACCGGGATGATGATCCGCTTCGAGCAGTTCTGACCGCCCTTGCTTCCATCGACCTTGACGTAGTTGTGCCATCCATCATCGCAGTAGCGCAGGTGGAAGTAGGCCGCGTATTCGTTTGTGATACCACGATCTTCGAGATAGCGCGCGTTGAGGCCATCCTTCGTCGGCAGAGCCATAGAAGGCGGCAGCTCAAGCTCCTCCTCGACCATGGCAGTCAGGACGGGGCGCTTCTTGACCGGCGCGACGTAACCCAAATCCTTCTTCGTCTGAATGAAGTGGGCATACAGCTCCTTGGTTGTAGCGTAGCCTTTCAGAGCCTTGCCGAACTTCCACTTGTTGAACCGCTCGCCGCAAGCGAAGCAGTTTCCGAGGCCGGTGTCGGCGTTCAGATAGACCTTCCAGTTGTCGTTGCCGCAGCAGGGGCATTCCCGGACGTGGAGCTGGATGCCTGACGAACCGGAGGACGTTTTGTAGTCCACCGCCTCATTGTTCAGGTAGCTCTCCATGTCCAGATCGTCGGTGACGAACCCGGACGTTTCCATCAGGCCCTCCCGTGGAAGGTTGTAGGACCGCCATTCGCTTGGTCGAACAGATACCAAGCGGCGTTGTCTTTGCCGGTCATCTTAGAGTCCTCAATCCACTTCACGCGCCCCACGGACACCATCTTGCGGAGACGCGGCAGGAAGACGCCCGCCTGTTTGGTGTGCGGCCAGTCGGCGTCGAACAGAAGCCAAGTCGGCGCGATGCTCGACAGGTGCAGGATCAGGGGGTGCAGGATTTTACGATCCCAAGGGGGGTTGGTGATAAACACACCGTCGTAGGCATTTGTGACATTGAAGGCGTCGAGCTTTCTCACGCTCTCATGCTGCGGCTCGATATCGAAAGCGCCGACGCACTCGTGGCCGTGAGCTTCCAGATGCCGGATCAGACGGGCGTCACCCGCGCACGGCTCAACGAACCGCGTCCTAGCCTCAAGGTGGGGCAGGAGCGGCAGAACGGCAGCCATCGGGGTCGGGTAATAGTCGCGCTCGACGCGCTCGAAATCTGAGCGCTTACCCAAGGAAATGCTCCAAGATCGCGACGACCGCGACCACGAGACAGGCTCCGGCCACAACCATACCCATGAAAATCAAGCCGTGGAGAATGTAAATCATAGCGCGGCCTTCTCGATCTTTTTGATGAACTTCATGCGGGCGCGGTCGGAGCGGCAGGAGAACATCACCCCGCTCTCCGAGTTACGCATCGCGGCCATGTAGAGCCTGAACACGTCGTCGGCCTTCTCGGCGTCGGTCGCCGCGAGGATGATGAACACGTCGGCCAGACGGACCCGGTTGATATCCTCCGAAACGTCCGTGAACTTGGCGACGGTAGCCTTCGCGCCGTCGCGGTTCGTCTGTGTCGCCGTCAGGATCGCGCAGTTTTCCTGCTGACCGATGGCGCGGATCATCGTGTAGATTTGCTTGGAGTCGGTGTTCTCCGCGCCGGTCTTGAAGTCCGGAGCCATAATGTCGGCGTAGTCGATGACGACCAGATCGATCACGTAGCCTTGCGACTGATACTTGCGGATCAGGCGGCGGATATCGGACGGGCGCATCATGCCCGTTGGGAACTCGTGAATCCAAAGCTTGCCCGCCGTCGCGCCCTTGGCGGTGACGGAAGATCGAACGCCAGCTGGTGTCGAGGCCAGATCGCGCATCCGGGTTTCAGATGCGTTCGCGTCCATGCGGTCGCCCACGATACGCGCGCTGTTTTCCAGCGAGAGATACAGGACGTTGTGACCGGCAAGCGAAGCGTTGATGCCGAACTCGCCAAGCCCGATGGACTTACCGCTCTTCGGCGGACCCATCAGGATCGAAAGCTCTCCCCTGCCCCATCCGCCTTCAGCCAGAGCGTCGTCCAACTCTTTGACGCCAGTGGTTACGCCGTTCTTCTTGCCGGTCCGGAGACGTTCGATGCGGGCTTCGGTGCGCTCTTCGGCAGAGGACCAGAACTCGTAGCCCACGCCCTCATCGATAGAGCCGACCTGACGAGCGTCTTCGATCAGCTTCGCAGCCTCATCGTAGTGATCGCCGCTGTCGATCATTTCGGCGGCTTTCAGGATCGCCGCTTCGAACGCTTGCTTCTTGGCGAAGCGAGCGACTTGCTCGACCATGTAGTCGCGGTTCGACAGGTCGCACGTCGGGCCAAAGATGAACTTCAGCTGCGGGATGACCACGTCCAGAAGCTCGGCCTTCATGCGGCCAGAAGCCTTCAGTGCCTTCACGTCATTGATGACGATCTCGGCGCTCGGCGTTTGCTCGAAACGGCGGTAGTGGTCAGCGGCGTAGCCGACGAGCCATTGCAGCCCCTCGTCCTCGAAGTGTTCCTTGCGGATCAGGTCACACGCACGGCGCATGAACATTTCGTCGCGGACAACGTGGCCCGCTATCTTGCGCTGGAACGCGGCGTCAAACTCGTAGGGTGCCGGAGCCTCGGCGACCTCTTCATCTTCGGGAAAGCTCATAGAGTCGGTATAGCCTGAACCTGTCGCTTATACAATCAGCGAGGACTGTTTATTTGTGATCGTGGGCACGGGCAACTACGGCGGAGCCGAACGCTGCGGTCGCATGGGCCTCGGTCAGATGCCCGATATCGAACATGAGACGCGCGAGGTAGAACGCCTTGTTGCCTTTGCTGGTCACGGCGTGGCACAGGAAGTTCATGTAGGCGTCCTGAACGGGGTGCCGTTCGTATGCCGAGACGTGAAGCTGCGGAGCCTTCGCGGTGTATATACCGGAGACGTTCCGCTCATTCCACGCTTCGATGATCTTCTCGACCGTGCCGGTGATGTAGAGCTGCCCCGGCACAGGAGGTTTGGTCCCATAGCGGGTGTGCAGCTCGATGGCCTTGTCCACGTAAAACTCATACGGGATGCCGTGCATATCGGCTGTAAAGGTGGCGGTCACGAGAGCCGTGAAATGCGACTTGGTGACTTCGACGAGCGGGTTCGGCTTCGTCCAAGGGGGATTCGCGAACTGTCGTCCAAGCCACCTTGCCGACTTCGCGTAAGCCTTGCCGTAGTAGTGCAGGAACAGCATGACCCGGTGTCCGGGGTGGGCGAACCGATACCCGAACCAACACGTCTGGTTCAGCAGCGAGATATCCTTAAGGCGGATGGGGTCCAGACGCGAAAGAAGCTCCGCGTCCAGATCATCCGCCGTCAGGTGGGAGCCGAAATACTCCCCTACCCCGAAGTCAGCCCCCGGTGAGAAAACCCGGCATAGGTCCGCTTCCGAAAGGAAGCTCGGGCTGGCTGTCATCGGTTTCGCACTCATACCTGTCAATGATCTCTCGCACGAGTCCGTGCCGGACAATATCGTCACGTGTGAATGTTATTTGCCCGATACCTTTGATCCCGTCAAGTCTCTTTACTGCATCATACAGACCGTTCTTCCCCTGAATGTCGGACTGCTTCAGGTCGCCGTCGATGATGAGCTTGCTGCCACGACCAAGGCGGGTCAGGAACATTTTCATCAGCTTGGGGGTGGTGTTCTGTGCCTCGTCGAACAGGACGATGGAGTCCTTGAAGGTGGCACCGCGCAGGAAGCCCAGCGGAGCAACTTGGATACGCCCGGAGTGGATCATCCCCTCGACGTGCGACTCGCCGAGACGTTCGTTCAGGATAGCGAGGACGGGGGCGAAATAGGGGGCGAACTTCTCGTTGATATCGCCGGGGAGGAAGCCGATGGACTCTTCGCCAGCCTCGACGGCAGGACGGGTCACGATCAGGTTCAGGTTCTTGTTCTCGCGGATTTGGTCCGCCGCCCACGCCGTTGCGACGTAGGTCTTGCCGGTTCCTGCGGGGCCGAGGCCGAAGGTCACGTCATTGACCTTGATGCTGTTCAGGTAGCGACCTTGGGCTTCCGTCATCGGCGTCAGCGGAGTGCGGTCGATGCGACGGTCGGGACGGACGGGGGGTTCGAAGGGCACGACGCTGCCCCTCTCGAAACCTTTTTGGAAACGGCGGGCGGACTTCGACATACTGGTTATTCTCCCTTTCGGTTGCACTATTATAGCAAGAACAGAGAATAAATCGCGGCTTGACTTGTGTTTTTCAACAAACTTATAGCAAAAAAGGCGGGGTCTCCCCCGCCCTTTTCTTTACGCTGCTTTGCGAACCAGCCTGATATCCGCCCGCGTCCGCATGATCTCACCGTATTCTCGGTGCAGGACGATCAGGTGCATATCCTGACCGGATCGGTAGCCCTCTGCGGCGTGCCACGCATCCTTTCCAGCCAGCGTCCGGAAGCTCTCCACCAGAACGCCGTAGAACTCGATCAGGCGCTTGTTGTGGATATGCCCATGGAAGAAGTAGCGGTAGAGGGTGCGACCCCAAGCTTCGCGCTGATCGACCGACATGATGCCGGGCAGATCGGCGGGCTTGGCGGTGTCGCCGTGCGTCAGGCCCAACAGGTTCTTGCCGAACTCGTAATACCAGAACGCGCTGTTGCTGATGACGATCTCGATGCGCGGCTGATTGCGGAAGTAGGACTTCAGCGCCAGAGAGAGGGCGAACGAAGAGTGGCTGTCGTGGTTACCCTTCACGATCCGGACGATGACCTTCTCATGCTTCGCAGCCACCTTCTCGATGCACGAGATCATGGCGTCCAGACCGACTTGCATGACCCTTGACCAGCGGTCGGCGTCCAGCGAGTTGCCCGACCGTTGGGTTCGGTTCTGCTCGTTGTCGGAGTGGAAGAAGTCGCCCAGCTCCGCGATGATCGCGGTCTTGGCGTTTGGTGCGGAAGCGATCAGTCGGTCGAAGGCCGCGTTCAGGTCTTCGGAAGCGCGGTCGAGGTCGAAGTCTTCGCCCGCCTCGTCGGCGTAAGCGATCATGCCGAAGTGCGGATCACCCATGGGGTAGATCGCCAGCAGATCGTCGTCGGCGTAGGCCGGGAATGCGACCACGGGGGACTTGCCCTCGATACGGTCGGCCAGACCTTCGATGAACTGACGGACAGCTTCCTCGCGAGCTTGGTCGTCGGGCTTCTGACGTTCCCAAGTCTGCTCGATGACGCCGTTCTTCCGGTGGACCGTGACCATGCCCATCTTGAAGCCGGGAGCCACGCCGTCGTTGAAGTGACCCGGAGCCTTGCCCGCGTGGGCGGCTCGGACCATCATCTTGCGGATCGCCCGACCCACCACGTCAGCGCCGACGCCGAGAGCCTTGCCCGCTTCGACGTTGGAGCCGTATTTGTTAAAGGCGTCGATGAACTCCTTCTGTCGTTCGGTCGCGGCGAAATCCTTCAGGTCTTCCGGAAGGGTTCTGGTGAAGGTCTGTCCTCCACTCATTTGCTCACCGACTTAACAGCCCACATGACGGCCTCTTCGACGCGCACCTTCGCCAGAGCCAGCTCGCGGCTTTCCGGGAGCGTGTTCAGAAGGTCGATCAGCTCTTGGCCGATCTCCTTGATGGACGCGATCTGGAACGACTGCTCGGCTTCCAGCTCCTTGTAGGCGGCGCGAACTTCGTCGCCGACCGGATGACCGGCGCTCGGATTGTGCGACCAGTCGAAGATCGTGCCAGCGCCCGTGCCATTGTAGAGACGAATGGGTTCAGACCGCTCGGCTTCAGAGAGCTGCTGTTCGAACGTCGGGCCGTGAAGGAGGCCGTCGCTCGGCCCCCAATGAGAGTGAGAGTTCATAGGGTGTCCCCTGTGACTGTTTAATCAGCGCGAGCTGACACAGTCGGTTTGTTGACCACATTCGCATCCACCCAATCGATCAGGGCGTTACATTGCAGGGCGGCGTCGTTGTATGTGCCCGCTATGCGGACGGTGTAGCGGGTGAGGTCGCGCCAACTAACGGAGGAAGGGGCGAGAGCTTCTTCAAAAGATGGGGCGGGGGCAGAACCTGCGGTTCCGGGACCACTTGCGGCGTCGTTGAGCAAGCGCACAGCGCCAACAGACAGATAGCCAGACCCATCGGGGCCAGCGTTTTGCGGGACATAGAGATCAACCCTTTCTTGCAGCGCGACGTTCTGCGCCCGGAGGCGGTCCCGTTCGGCTTCCAGTTTGCGGACTTGGGCGAGGTCTTGGACATAGACCTTCCGCTCCACTTCATCGCGGACGATGACTTGTTCGATGACGCGCTCGACCTTCGTTTCAGCCTTGCGGGCTTCTTCGGCGAGGTGTCGGTTTTCGTTGGCGGACCACCCCGAAGCGTAGCCTCCGCCGAACAGGGCAGCAGCGCCAGCTGCATACAGGAGAGGCTTCTTGAACTTCACGACGTAGTGTCGCGCGAACGCCAAAAGAGGGTTTACCCACCACATGACTATTTGGTTTCCTCGGGAGCCGCTTGCTCGACAGCCTCTTGGGTGGGCGATGCGGTCTGCGTTTGGTTGGAATCAGGTTCCATGTCGGCGTTCATGTCGAAGACATTGCCGACCTTCAGGGCCAGCTTGCCGAAGAAGCTGGACGACTGAGCCAGCTGGTTCAGGCCGAGAATGGAACCGATGATGATGCCGAAGCCAGCGAGGATATCGAGCTGCTTCATCTGCATCGCGGCGGTCACGATCCACGGACCCTGCCAGACGATCCAGATCAGCCACAGGAAGATCGCGGTGAAGACCGGCCACGCCATCAGGAGGATGACGCGGGGGTATTTGTTGATGAACTCCAAGGCCGCTTTCAGCATCTTGACCATGATCTATCTCCTTCCCCTGACACAGTCAATGGGGAATGTTTATTAGGGCCAGATGAGGAATGCTTTCTTCAGCGCATCCCGGCGATGGTCGAGGCCGTTCTGCCCACCGTTGATTTCCTGCGTCCCCTGACGGAGATCGTCTTCTTCGTGCTTCAGGAGGTCGGCGATGGTCTTGATAGCCCCCTCCCCTGCGTCGGCATCGACGATGGCATTCAGACCTTCGACACGCCAGAAGTCGCACGCGATCTGAGAGGCTGTCTTGATCTCGCGAGCCAGATGAGGGTTCTTCACAAGGTCGATGCCGGTCCATTTCGTCGCCCGGACGTAGTTGTCTTTGCCGGTCAGTTGGTTCCAGCCCCCTCCCCGGTAAAGCCAGCCGTCATTCGGGCCGTCGTTGCCCATGCGACCGCCATAGACCTTGTTCGCCAGAGCGCGAGGGTTCCGGGCGAACGGGGTAGCTGCGGCGACGGTCGGGAAACGCCGAGGCCAGACTTGCGTCAGGCGTTGGGCGGAATAGTTCAGGTTCTCATCGAGCCGGGTGAAGCCCGCGCTTTCGACGAAGTGGTGAGCCATGAAATGACGAAGACGCCGGGGCGTCGTGACGCCACATCGTTCCAGATGGTCATTCAGGGAGCCGACGATCAGGACGGCATTAGGCGCGCTCGGTGCGAACCGGGCGAAGGACTCGTAAGTCAGGATCATGTTAGCCCATTCCCAGCGCGGAAAGGACCGCGCTGAAGTTTGTGGTCAGGAAAGCTCCGGTAGCGGTGATGCCGACGCCGATAGCGGTCCACAGACCCTTCTTGCCCCACTCGTTGAGCTTGGCGCGCTCTTCCAGAGAACGGATGCGCTTGCCATGATCGGCCAGCTCGTCCTCGGTGCCGACGCGATGCTCGACAAAAGCCTGTTGGAAGTGCGAGACGGTATTGGCGATGACGGCGAGCTGAGTGTTCTGCTCGGCCTGTTTCTCGACGCTGACCGTCACCCGTTCCAGAACGGCGCGGATGCCGTCGATGGCGGTCCATACGGTCCCCATCTTGGCGTCCACGACTTCACGGATTTGATCTGCTTCGCGTCGGAAATCTCCGGCATGGTCGGTCGGCGCGGTCATGTTCAAGCGTCCCTTTCTGGCGGGTATTATACTCCGCTCGGAATGTAAACTCAACCATCAGTCGCGCCGACCGTTGCCTTTTGCCGCCTTACTCCGGAAGGGCTTCAGGGTCAGGTTCCGTCGCCGGGGTGACCTCTTCGACAGGCTCTTCCGG